GCTGGTATTCGTTAAAAACTGAACGACCATGCTGGGCGAGCTCTAACCACGTCGGCTTTAGCAAGTTGGTGATGTGAATGACCTCAGGAATGCCTTTCTTCGCGAAATGAAACGGTTTCATAATCGCGTCTAAATCCAAAGGAGTCATCATCCAATGGGTTTCTTCGTCAACACGGAAAGTTCGTTTGCAAAACGTGAGCTGCTTCGTGGAAAAATCGGAAGTTACAGGCTCTTTGTTCCCATCCGTGTACTTCATGTTATATTTCGAACAGAAATCAGCCATGTGCTTCATGGTGAATTTTCCAGATGAACGTCCCATGGAATCGTCGCCCTGAGTCATCAAAGTCACGTTCTTGAAAAACGTGTTTTCTTCTTCGGGGAAAGTTTCGTAATAGGCGCACATGTGAAGCAAGACGTTGACTTCGCTGTTAAGCTTAAGCGTCACGTAAGAACCGCTGTCAAGCCATCCCACGACGGCAATTAAATCACCGTTCGCGTCTTTGAGCGTAAAAGCATGGTTCTGAATCATGCGACGGACGATAACAGCATCTTCCTCCTTGTACCCCAGAGCAATCGCTTTGAGGTAATTCAGTTCCGCCGCAGCGTGGATCATCTGGCAACTCGTCCTGACATCGAATTTAGAATAATCTCCTTCGAGAATGTTCAACTCTTCTTGACGGGGTATCACCCAATGATCACCCGATAACTCAGCATCAGCTGCGAAGATTTCGCGATACAACTCTCCGCCCTCATTTGAGCAGATGTTGATTCCAGCGGCACACCCATTATCAATGGGAATCTTCATGTCGGCACGCATAATTGGTCCGAGAGCCATCTTGAGTCCGAGGTTGACGTGCATAGGCAACACCGAAAAGATCCGGGGGAGAGGATTTTCCTTATCCTTCGAAATCGGTTCGTCTTTCAATGACGTCCGGGTAACGAAAGTAGGAAGCTCACCGCTTCGAATCGCTTCGATGTATGCCATCGTGGCATCTCTCCACTCCTCACAAGGAACAGCTTTGCGCTTATCTCCTGGCATAGACAGAATCTCAGCATAATTCGACTTTTTGCCGGGCCAACCCACTCCACCAGAGGTGCTTAGGTCAATCCGGTTTGAAAATCGATCATCAAGTCCGTCCATAGCTTCTTCGATCGTATCGAAGGAGAAAGCCTGAATCACGGCCTCGTTAATAGCCGCTTTCCAATGTGCGAAAAATTCTTTCACGCACTTATCAACAAGCTTAGGAGGAACGTCGTCCATTGACCCTTCCGTGTACACTTGCAAATAATTTGCTAACGAACGCTGGGTCTTCATTTTCGGAACAATATGCTTCCTCTCGATTCCTTGCTTCTCAAGATAAGGACTTACCTTCGTAATCACATAATCTGAAGAAGGGGATGTGCGCATGCCTGTTGATCCGTAATACCGTAGAGTTGCTCTCGCGTCTTCGGTAATGTACCGGATAATGCTGCGCTCATGAGGAGCTTCAACGTACATTTCGGGTTCTTTGACAAGTCCTGGAATGGACATCCTGCCAATGTGGCTCTGGTATTCCGGCGGAATCTTAAATTCCTTCAGATACACCGTTTCTGCCACGGCTGCCTCGCCGCGTTTCCCAGTATGAAAACCGAGAATAACATGGGGTTTAGCGACCGTGTAGACCGGAGACCCACAATCACCCGGATTTGTATCCTGACTGATCCAATGAACAGAACCAGGAACAGGCCTCCCTCCGTCGTCCAAATTAGGAACGTCGGTAGGGTTCCAGTCGAGGGAACGCGTAACCAAATGCCCGCTGTGGCAATCCCGAGTGAGCATTCGACAGGGGTAAACGCCTTCAGTCGGAGGATCATAACGCACCAGCATGTCTATGCGAGTTCGCACTCCAAGAGTTCCCGTCATGCAAAGCAACGAGAAATCCTTAACAGGATGGTGGATGATTTTGGCAACTCGAGACCCACGATTCTTGGTTGTCGAATCGACGGCACCGTTAACCAATTCAACGGGTTCGTCGAGATCGATCTTCCGGGCGAAATGCTTGTTCACAAGCAAAACTCGGGCTGCCACCGCAAATCCGTTAGTCTTCAATCCGTTTTGGTTGATCGAAAACAATCTGTTCGCGATTTGGCCTTGAGCCTGCTCGGGCGTTAAGCTGTCCATCTTCTGATCGTACTCGAAGTCGGTTCTCATATCCACGGCCTTAGCCCACTGGGATTTAGCC